GCGTGGCCTCGCTCGGCACGACCATGCGTATCCCGATCAGCAACCTAAACGCGGCGGTTACTACCAACACCATTGACAATGCCCTGTGGGCGCAGGTCTGGAACTGGAACACGCTGGCGGCTGGCACCGCGCTGACTCTGGGCACATCCAGCATGACGACGGGCAATCTGCTGGACCTGCGAAACACCAACTTAGCGTCTACCGGCAACGTCCTACAGATCACCCAAACCGCAGGCGCTGGAACGGGGATCAGGGTTAACAGCAGCGCCACCACTGGCACCGCTATTAGCGTAACGGCGAGCAGCACCGGCCTGAACTCCACTTTTGGTTTCTTCCGTGTCGCTAACACCGTTGTTCCAACTACCGGCACCGGCCTGTTCGCGCGCATCCAGCCGAATAGCACGGTTGGCAGCGGGATGACTATCCTAAACAACGGCGACTCAGGCCTAGGCACGGCTACCCCGGTTGCCGACCTGCAACTGGGTAACACTACCCGCAATCGCAAGCTGGTCCTATTCGCCACCGCAACAGGCGACCATCAATTCTACGGGCTGGGCGTCAACGCTTCTACGCTTCGCTATCAGGTGGATTCGACAGGTTCGGACCACATTTGGTTTGCAGCGACTAGCGCCACCACATCGGCGGAGCTTATGCGGGTCAAGGGGACGGGCCGCGTAGGCATCGGCACCGGGACACCCGGCGCGTTGATGCACGCGCAAAACACCGCCACGACTGAGATCAACGTGGCGCTATTTAAGTCGATCAATCCGAACGGCGGCTATGCGGTCCGGGGGGAGACGGTAAACATCGGGGCGGCGCTGGGCGTATTTGGCGAACTGGGTTGCTGGGACGGCAGCCGGTGGGCGGGCGTTCGTGGTGTGAGCGGCGCTATTGCCGCGCCTGCGCTGACTGCCACCAATTCGGTCGCGAACGGCGTTGCCGCGCTATTTACGGGCCGAGTCGCCATCGGCACGGCGGTTCCAACTAGCCCGCTGCAAGTGGTCGGGCTTCCGGCCTATGCGAGCGATGCGGCGGCTGGCGGGGGCGGTCTAACAACTGGCGCATTTTATAAAACCAACGGCGCGGGCACGGGCGTTTTCGCCTTTTCCGGCGTTGTTATGGTTAAACAGTAGGGCGAAAAGCAATGGCAAAACTAATCACGCGCGATGGCATGGTTTTCACAGTCGAGGAATCCGTAGTGGTCACGGAAACCCCTACCAGTTCGGACCTAATCGCCTTCCAGATCGAGGACATTGACCGGCAGATTGAGGCGCTGAAAGAGTGCCAGTCTGAATTGAAGGCGATGGCTAAGGACGTGGAAGCCGCTGAAGCTGAAGCGCGCGCCGAAGCTGAAGCCGCAGCCGAAGCTGAGGCCGCCGCCGCTATGCCCAAACCAGACGCGAAAAGGTGAGCCGCGATGATCGAAGAAACCGTTGTCGGTCTGCCCACGGCTGCGGCAATCGCCGTCGCGCTGGTCTTGTGGGCTTTTAGCGTGGCCGGGTTCTACTACACTTTGAGAGGCCGCATGGACGCGGGGGCGCAGCGCATGGATCATTTCAGTCGCCGCTTTGATGAGGTCTTCGGCAAGATCGCCAAGACCGAAGAGATCCACGCAGACCACAGTTCGCGGCTGGTTAAGGTCGAAACCGTGCTGACCTCGATCAGCGACAAGCTGGACAATATCCTTGTGGAGCTAAAATCGAAATGAGCGCGGCAACCGTCATGGCATCGGCCTTACTCACATGCACCGCGCCGGTTGTGACGGACGGCGATAGCATCCGCTGCGGCGATGGCACGCGACTGCGCCTTGCCGGGATCGACGCGCCTGACAAGCCCGCCTATTGCGCAACACGCAGCCGGGTTTGCACGATCAAGCAATGGACCGCCTCACGCGCCTCGCTGGTCAAGGCCACGCGCGGGCAGACGGTCCGCTATCGCCATGTCGGCCGCGACAAATACGGGCGCACCGTGGCGCTGGTCTATGTGCGCGCGCGCAACCTGTCCTGCATGCAGATCAACAGCGGCAATGCCGAGTTTAAGCGCGCTTGGAACGGCAACTTGCTGAATTGCCGGAAGCTGTAATGGCAAAGGCGGCGCTCACCTTCTCATCAGTCTGGAACCGGCTCACCGGCCAAGGCGGCACGGGCGATCACGGCATGCCCGGTGACTTCGCCATGCGCCCGCCCAAGTCGCCGCACGAGATCGAAGCGCTGCTTGAGTTCGCGCCGCTGATCCGCACCGCAGTAGAGGCCATGCCCGAGGATATCGTCCGCGTCTGGCGCACCTATCCCGAAGGCGCTGACAAGTGGGTCAATGCCAACGAGGCCGCCGACCTGATTGGCACCGCCGAACGCGCGCTGATCTACGCAGAGGCATTTGGCGGCGCGATCATCATGGCGCGCTATGATAGAGGCGCTGTGCCCGTCTCTGCGCTCGAAATGCCGTTCCGCCAGCCCCGCAAGGGCGCGCTGCTCGGCTTCAAGGTGTTCGCCCCGCACCAGATCAATGCCAGCGGCCGCCGCAATGGTGAGCGCCAGGCAAACGGTCTGCCGGTCTGGTATCAGCTCAAGGACGCAACCGGGCAAGCCTTCGAGGTGCATCATTCGTGGACGCTTCCGGTCTGGGGCCCGACCAGCTATCGCACCACATCGACAGCGGGCACGCTGCACGGACTGCTTGGGCAGAGCCGCGTCGATCTGATCTATGACGACTTCGCGCGCATGGCATCGGGCCTGCAATCCATGATGCACGCGCTGGCCAAGGCCAACATTGACGTGCTCAAGGTGCAAGGGCTGGCCGATGCGCTGGCCAAGTGCTCGACCACCGAGCAGATGCAAGAGCAGCTTTACGGCATGCTGCAATCGCACACCCATACTATTCAGGGCGCGAACACCTATCAGCCCATGGTGATAGATTCCGCCGAGGCGCTGGAACGGCACAACGCCAGCACCGCCAATGCAGCGCCTGCCATGTCAACGCTGATCGACATGTTCGTGGCCGCCACCCGCATACCGCGCACCCGGCTCCTGGGTGAACAGTCCAAGGGCATCGGCAACGGCGGCGATGCCGACCTGACCCACTACTACGACCGATGCGGCACGATGCGCGAGCGGCGGCTCACCCCGCTGCTCAACTGGGCCGATGCGCTGATTGCCGCCGACCAGAGCCTGAGCGCGACTATGTGGGAATATGCCCCGCTGTGGACGCCGACCGCCAAGGAACGGGCCGAGGTGGACAAGATCGACGCCGATATCGACGCGGCCTATTCTGCGCTCGATATCCCGTTCATTCGCACCAAGGTTGCACTGCGCTTGGCTGAGAGCGGGCGCTATAACTTCACCGAGGCTGAGATCGCCGAGATCGCAGCCAGCGATGGGCCGATAGATCCACTGCCAGAGGACGACACACTACCCGATGGCTAAAAAGGCGGGTCCAACCCCGCCGTCGCGCGAAGTCGAAACACGATACCGCATGCAGCTGACCTCACTGGTCCAGCGCACATGGCGGACGCTTACCGGCAACCCCGGCGCTGACGTAAGCGACATGCTCACCCGCTACGGCCTGCCCGCCATCGACGCCTTCATTGCGGCTTCCAACAAATACAACGTCCGCCGGTTCGTGAAGATGCTCGAACACATCGGCGGCGACCGGCAGACCCGCGCGCTGGGTGCCGACATTCGCGCGGTTCTAGAGACGGCGAAATATGAAAACGTGCGGTTGATAAACAAGGTTACGGACCTGCAAAGGGGCCTGATCGCCAAGGAAATCAGCGCAGTTAGCGAAATTCCACTTTCCACTAGATTGACCCAGCGCAGCTCAATAGCCCGAAACCGAGCGGCGCTTATTGCCCGCGACCAGACGGCCAAACTCAACTCAACTTTGAGTGAGCAGCGCGCACTGGCCGCAGGTGCCGAGCGCTACGAATGGTCAACGAGCGGAGACGAACGCGTGCGCAGATTGCACCGTGAACTTGATGGGCAAACCTATCGCTACGGCGAGCCGACTGGTGCGGAAGGCGGAGACGCGCCGGGCCAGCCTGTGCAGTGCCGTTGCGTTGCCCTGCCGGTGTTCGACTGATGCGCGAGCCGCTCACCTTCGCGGCCCCGGCCATTGACTTTGCCGCCGTGGGCAAGACGCCCGATGGCGCGATCATCCTGAACGCCAAGGCCGCACGCTCTGGCGATTATGAGTATTTCGGCTTTGAAGTCACGCCGCCCGAGGGGCGGTCCATCGGCCTTGAGGACCAGCTAATCGGCCGGATCGAGCCCGCCGATCTGGAAAGCGTGCTGCCCAGCTTCAAGGGCCTGCCCGTCACCGACACACATATCTTTGTGCCAGTGGGCGAGCGGCAGGAATTCGCCATCGGAACGTTGCTGAATGGCGCAACCATGGATGGCGAATGGGCGGCCTCGGAGGCCTTGATCCACGACCCCAAGGCCATTCTCAAGATCACGAACGGCACCGCGCAGGAACTGTCCATCGGCTTCATGGCCGAACTGGACTGGACCGATGGCGCTGCCGGGGAGCCGGATTTCTACATCCGCAACATAGAACTCAACCACGTAGCACTGGTGGGAGAGGGGCGCGCCGGTCCTGAAGGTCGGCTGTCCAATCACAAAGCACAACTGGAGACCATTAACATGCCCAAGATCATGATCGACGGCGTGGAGCATGAGGTTCCCGAGGCTGTGGCTGGCGAATTCACGCGCCTGTCCAATGCCGAGGCTGACCTTGCTGCTGCACGCACCGCGCAGACCGCCATTGAGCGCGAGCGTGACGAAGCACGCGGCCAACTTGCCGCTGCATCTGCCGAAGTCACCGCGCTCCAAAACAGCGCGCCCGACATCGCCGCTGAAGCCACCCGCATGGCGACCGAGCACGCTGCATTCATCCTGAACGCCAAGGCGCTTGGCTACGAGCCCGAACTGAAGCTGGGCGAATACGACCAGACCAAGGTCAAGGCTGAAATCGTCAACAAGCGCGGCGCAAACCTGCCCGAAGACGCCTCTGCCGAAATGGTGAACGGCGCATGGACCTTCGCGGTCGCCCAGATCGGCACCAGCGAAATCAAGCACAGCGCGCTCGACAACATCGTGCCCGCCCACGCCGTCAGCGCATCGGAAGGTGCGCGTGATGCCATCCACAACAGCTACTTCGGTGGCAAGAAGAAGGAAGCCTGATCATGGCCCGTCCGTTTGAATTCAGCGCCTGGGCTACGTTCCAGGAACAGCCTGTCGCTCACCCCGGCAAAATCTTTGACCGCGCCGACAATGACGGCATCAGCGGCGTTCCGCAGGGGGGCCCTGCCCCCTATGGCCGCGTGCTGGTTGCCGGGATTAGCGGCCATCAGGGCACGCAAGCCGGTGGTCCCGCCACGTGGGGCCTGTCGGATCGCTACCATACCCTGTGCGACAGCGTTTCGCTGCCGGACAAGGACGGTGCCTATTTGATGGACGATGCTGGGCAGACCTATGCCGCCGCAGCACTGACCCTGCCCGTTGATGCCGCTGGCGATCTGATCGTTCGCGGGATCGGCATGTGGACCGAGCATGGCGCATGCTTCAACGCCCGCCTCGCTCAGCCGTTCGGCCTTGGTGACACGTTCTATCAGCCCGAAATTTCTGGGCAGATCGGCATGGCGCAGGAAGGCCGCATTTGGGCCTATTGCGAAACCGACATCGATATCGGCGACAAGCTCTACTTCCGCACCGTGGTCACTGATGCGACCGACGGCCTGCAACTCCTTGGCGGCTTCTCGAACGCTGCTGGCGCTGAGTTTCAGGAATTCAAGGGCGGTTCTGTCTTCCGCCCCGGCCCGGCTGGTGGCGCGTTCGTCATCAACCTCAACAAGTAATTGGAGGCTTCCCTAATGTCCAAGCACTATCTCATGATGAGCGCCTCCGATGTGGTTGCGCGCGTCCATCAGGCCTTTGCCGCTCCCGATGCTTCCGAGCAGACGGAGTGGGCTGCCGAACTGCTGACCAATGCCCCGGCACTGGAAATGGTCAACAGCCGGATCACCCACTCGAACGCTGCTGATGTCGATCTGGTCAGCCGCGTTCTGGCAACCCGCTGCTATCAACTGCGCGAAGAATACGAGGCCGACCGGCCTAAGTTGTTCTTCCTCGACATGTTCCGTTCGCGCGGGCTGATCCAGCCCCTCGAACAGGGCGTGCTGGCCTATGTCAGCCGCACCCACGACTATCAGGTGGGCGAAGTCCGGTTCATCGGCGACAAGACCGACGATTGGCCCACCGAAGGCGGGCGCAATGTCGAAGCGCGCATGCAGATGGTCAAGCACTTCGGCAAGGCTGTCGAATACGGCATCCTCGAACTGTGGCAGACCGCCCGCGATGGCCGCGATATCGTGGCAGAGCGGGTCCGCGATGCCTATTACGACATCGACGTGTTCATCGACTATTTGATCGCAAACGGCGCACCTCTGCACGGCTTCTATGGCTTGATCGGGCACCCGGACATTCCGGTTAACACCGTTCCTGCATCGGCCGTAAACCCGCCATTTACGGACTGGCCGAGCAAGTCGCCGGAAGAGGTTATATTTGACCTCCAGGTGATGCGCGACAGCACCCGCGTGGCCTCGAACTACAACGAGATCGCGGACACCCTGATCGTCTCGGACAAGCGCTATTCGTTCATCAATGCCGCGCAGATCGGCATCAATGGCGATAGCATCCTTGCCCGCTGGGTCGCCAATCAGGCGGCTTCGGTCAACGGCGGTCTGTCGAACATCGTTCCGTTCGTGCCCTACGACACCGCTGGCGCTGGCGGCCTGCCGATTGCGACCGCTGGTAACTTCCAGCGCGCTAACATTGAAATGCCGCTGATGCCTGCGATGCAGCTTCCGACCGAATACCACGGCGCGAAGTGGAAGATCGGGTTCGTGGGGGCTGCCGGTTCGGTCAACATCAAGCGCGCGGGACGCTTCCAGAATTGGCAGGGCATCTAAAGCCTTGCCACCTACGGGGGCTGGCGGGTTTTCCCTCCCTTTGCTCGCCAGCCCCCACCCTAAAAGGAGAACCAAATCATGCGCTACACCCTACGCAACGGGGCCCCGAGCCTCACCATTCATGCGGTTGATGAGAAGTTCAACCGCAGCGAGATCAAGCTTCTGAACGGCGATGGCGAGATGGCCAAGGCTGACTTTGAGGCGATCCGCGATCACAAGATTGTTCTGGCCCATGTCGCCGATGGCCTCCTGCGCTTCCTCGATGACAAGGCCCTGGAGAAGCTGGCGAGCGAAGCCGGTGCGAGCCGCCGTGCCGCCGCTGCCCAGCAGCAAGATCGCCGCGAGAACGGCGCATCGAGCGCGGACATTGAGGCGCTGGCTGCATTGGTTGCCCAGCAGGCCGCAGAACTGGCTGAACTCAAAGCCCAGCTTGGGGGTGCCTGATCATGCGCCTTCGCAACAACTCAAAGCGCACCATCGTGCTTGGCGGCAATGCCCGCATTGTCCCGGGCGGTGAGATGATCCTTGCTGCCGATGCCCAGCACCTTGCCGCAAGCGCGCTGGTCAAGGCCTACCTGTCGGATAAGACGCTCTCGGTCGTCGGTGCTGGCAAGGTCCGAATGACGGCTGACCGCAAGGTCAAGGCGGAGGCGGACGCTGCCTGAATACGATCTTGCATGGTTTCTGGCCACGCCGTTTGGCTTGCCTTTCGCGGGGCTGGATCAAGGCGTCTACGACCTTGCTCTGGCCCTAGCGGAAGTCGAACTGGCGGAAGTGAAATGCTGGTGCCCTGATATTTACGCGCAGGCCCTGCAAATCAAGCTGTCGATGATTTTGGCAGGCTTGGCTCCGTCCGCGACCGGCGAGATTAACCCGCCTGCCGCTGACAGCAGCAAGGTTGCCTATGTCACCCGAGACAAGGTGGGCGATGTCGAGCGGCAATATACGCTGGTCGATGCAAACGCGGCGCAGCGCAGTTCAACGCCTTCCGGCCTGCTCGACGGCATCATTGCCCGATGCAAGGCCCCGCTGCGCTCCGGTGCCGTGCTGGCGCGCTCATTCACGCGCGGCGGGTGCGGATGCGGACCGTTCGATATTGCCGACAAGGCCGAGCGGTCCAATGGCGACTAACCGGGTCCAAGTTAAGCAAACCACTGTCACGCTGGATGGCCTTGCCAGCGACCTTGCCAAACTGCTCGGCGCGAAGGTCGGCTATCTGGCCGATACCACCGGCCCGCAGACCTACGATAACGGCCTGACGCTGGCCAGCAATGCGGCCATTCACGAATTCGGCGGGGGCAATGTTCCGCCGCGCCCGTTCATGCGCACAGGGGCTGAAGCGTTCGACCAGCAGGACCGCGCTATCGGCAGCATCCTGACCGGCGTGATAGATGGCAAGGTGCAGCCCAAGGAAGGCTCGAACCGGCTGGGCGTGATCCTGCAAACCGAGATCAAGCGCGCCATTCGCGGCGGTGACTTCGCCCCGCTCAAAGCCGCCACCATCAAGCGCAAGGGCAGCAGTGCCCCGCTGATCGACACCGGGAGGCTGCGCCAAGGCGTGGACGTGCGGACCAAATGACCGATCCGGCTGGAACCTATTGGCAGCGGCAAGCGGGCACATATCTACAGCCACGCGTGATCGAGCCACCGCAGGATCAAAACGCCAATAACGCGCGTGCGGCAATCTGGCACCTTGGCCGGGAGTTCGAGATTGAAGCCTATCCCAGCGCGGAAGGCTGGCGCTTGACCGATGGCCGCCACGATATGCCAGATATGCGCCTGATCACTGTGCGCGGTATGATCCAGCCCGATGGCGCGAGCAACGAACTGACACGCGGCATCGAGGGCGAGCACGGCGAAGGCGGGATCATTGTCCATCTCGACAGCCACGAGCCGTTCAATATCGAGGCGGCGCTGATCAATGCCGACATATTCCCGGACGGCATCGCTTTGACGGGGCCGGACAGCGAAGGCACCGATCCGATGCGCGGCCATGCGATGATCGTGCGCTGGGCTGGGAGGCGCTGGAAGGTGTTCTCTGTCACTGAGCACTGGGAAGGCGCGGACGAAGAGATAACGCCCACAGGGGCCGTCTACCGGGCTGTCTGCGGCCTATTCCGCCAGCGCAGCCATGAGCGCGATGCAAAGCCCGGTATGACCGCGCCGGATTGGGGGCCTGAATGACACTGGCCGCCACCGACTTCGCGGCATTCGCCGACCTCAAGGACTTGACCGGCGCGAGCGACACCCAGCTTGCCGCGATGCTGGCCCAAGGCTGCGCCGATCTGCCTGCGGTCAATAACGAGGACGCCATGAGCGAGGCGCTATGCCGCCTGTTCCGGCACGTCACCGGCATTCCGTGGGTGCGCGGGTGGCAGGAAGGCTTGCGCCCCGATGCCGTCACAAGCGTTCCTGATGGCCAATACGGCACGGTCTGGCTGATCTCTGCAACGCCAATCGGCGCGCCGGTCACAAGCCACCGGGATTCGCTCGATGCGCTGGGCAATCTGCGCGACGACAAGTGCGAAGAGGTGGCGCAGCTGATGCGCTATGCATGGCAACTGGACGTCTACCGGGACGCTGGACAGGCGACCCGGCGCGAAGAAAATTCAGCGGTGCAGCAGCCCGTTGGCTCGGCGCTCGACGTGCTGTTTCGGCTTGGCATCGCGCTTGATCACTTTCGCGTTCGGCAAGCCGCACGAGAGTATTGCATGACCTGGCGCAGTTCCGCACTGACTGGGGCAAGGAACCTTCCGCAACCCTTGGTCCAGAATGCTTATGAGAACCGCGCCACCGCCGACCTCACCATTTACGGGACGCCTGTCTCGACAATTCGCGTGCCAACTTTCGGCCCCGATCCCGGCAATGACTGGACCTTCGACTGCACCTGATAAGAGGAACTGCACATGAGCTTCGACACCTGCGTAACGGTCAGCAATGCTGACCTCGCCAATGACCTGATGACCTCCTTCGAGGTGATCGATGAAACCACCGTGACGGACCGCACCTGCAATGGCGTGATGTTCCTGACCGACGATGACGGCGGCGGCTGGCTGTCGGCCACCATGCGCACGCGAATTGTCGCTGGCCTTGATGAGGTTGCGCCGCACTATGCCCGCAACACGGAGACCTACCGGGCGGCTGAGACGTTCTTTGCCAATGCCGGTTCGCGCGGTGTTGCAAGCTACTTCACCATCGGCTTCTGGGACAACGCGGGCGGCGAAAGCGCCGTGACCGCGCTGGACGAGATCGAGGCATGTCAGCCTTGCTGGACCCACTTTGCCATGGTTCACGCCGATGCGGGCGGGACAGTGCTGGTTGATACCGCCGTGATCGAGGCTGTTGCAGCTTGGGCGGCCATTCACGACCGGCTGTTCTATGCCCAGACCCGCGCGCTTGAGAACTCCAACCCTTCGGACGCGACCACTACCAAGGCGCTGCTCAAGGCTGCGGGCATCACCACCACCGCGCTGTTCTATTCGGACGGCCAGTGCCAGACCGTGACTGACGCGGTGACGGGCGAACCGCAGTATTTCGCTATCGGCGCGGCCATTGTCGATGCTTACGGCAATGCCGTGATCGACCCAGACACCGGCGTGCAGGCGATCAGCGATGGCACCACGGTCATGTCCGAGATCGTCTTTCCATATGTCGATTTCCTTGCCGCTGGATGGGCCGCCAATGCCGATCTGTCGCAGCGCGACACCGGCTATACGCTGGCCTATAAGCCGGTCGGCGGGGCTGGCTTTGCGGGCGTGCTGGCGGGCCAACTCGACAACGGCACGGTCGCCGCGATCACCGGCAACCTGCCCGATGGCACGATCAACCCTTACAACAACGGCTATGCCAACGTCTACGTGCAGACCGCTGGCCGCCGGGGCATCTTCCCCGGCATCTCGGTCGGCGGGACGTGGATGGACCAGGAGCATTTGAAGCTGTTCATCAAGCGCCGGATCCGAGATGAACTGGCGACCCTGTTCTTTAACCAGCGCCGCATTCCCTATGACGATGCACGGGGCCGCGCACAGCTTGCCAGCGCCGTTGCGCGGGTGATGTCTGACGCGCAGTTCGCCGGTCACTTCACGAACGATGCTGTCGCTTGGGAGCAGTTCGGCGAATACATCCGCAAGGGCGCTGGCTGGGTGATCCGGCAGGAAAGCTTCGCGGCTCAGTCGGCCGCACGCAAGGCCGCCCGCCTCGCCCCGCAACTCAAGGTCTGCTTCGTTCCCGCAGGCGCAACCCATCACGTTCCGGTCACTATCTGCACGCTGGCCGTGCAGGCTGCCGCCTAATCAGGAGTTTCAAACATGGCCTGCGATATCCAAATCCACAGCATCGCCAATGCGCTCGTTGAGTGGGAGCCCACGGGTGAACTCACCGGCTTGGCTGACGGCAATGACAGCGTGAACATCGAGCCGTCCGATGAGGGCGAGAACTCGATGAAAGTTAGCGCGGACGGCAAATCGGGGACGATCTCCGGCAACGCCCGCACCAACGGCGAATGCACGATCAAGTTCAACCCGGGCTCGCCGTTTGTCGATGTGCTGGCGAACATCTGGCAGTCGAACCGCTTCACGCGCGGCACCCTGACCGTCACCGATGTGGAGACGAACAAGAGCTACGCAATGGAGTGCGCGGTTATTAAGAACATGCCTGCGATGGCTTACGGGGCAGAAGTCTCGGACAGCATCGACTTCGTGTTTTTGTATAAGTCGATGACCTTCACGCCGGGTCTGTCGGCCGTTCGCGCCATCGCTGGCGTTTGATCTGTAGCAAAGGGAGGGAAACCCCAATGGATATCAATTCACTATTCGGACTGGCTGAGAAATGGGGCGCAGGCCCACTTGAGCAGCATCCGACCGCGCCCAAAATCCACACCCGCACCATCGGGGACTTCACGTTCCAGATCGTGCGGCAGGATTACAAAACGCGGACCGATATGGCGATGGGGTTGCTGCGGCAGGTCGAGGGGTTCGTGGGCGTTGCCAGTGCCGCGCGAGGGGTTGAGGAAGACGAGGCCGCTGCGATGGCCTTCTTGCCCGCGATCATTGGCGCGCTGGCCCGGCCTGAATTCGCGGCCATGCTCGATAAGCTGGTTGGCTTTGCGGCGGTTGACAACGGCAACGGCAAGTTTGAGCCGCTGGCACAGGCGCACGTGGCCGAGCGGGTGTTTAGCGATGACCTGACCATGCAAATCCCGGTCGCGCTCTCGGTGCTGGAGGTTAACCTTGGTGATGGTTTTTTCAACCGACTTCAGGGCGTCTTTACCTAAGCCAGATTCGCAACGGCAAGGTCAGGGAGAAGCTATTTCCCAAGCCCCGATCTGGCACTGCCGAGCGCGACAATCTGGCCCCGCAGGTTCAGGAATACTGGCTGATCTACCGGCCCGTGATCGAGAAGATGTGCAGCTACCGGGATATGTTCGTGGATGAGATTTTCACCTTTGCGCAGATCCACGACATGCACGCGGTCATGGACCTGTCTGCCTATGATAACGCGCTGTCGATGATCGAGGACTAAGCCCATGTCTACCACGCTCAAAGAATTCATCATCGATATTTCTGTTCGCGCCGCCAAGGCCGTGAACGAGCTGATGGGCGTGGATAAGGCTGCGGCGAAGGCTGAGGGCGGGCTGAATGATGTGGGGCGTGCGGCGGACATTACGCGGGGCAAACTGATCGCCCTTTCGCGCGGCATTCAGGCCGCGTCGCAAAGCCATATTGATGCGGGCCAGCGCATGGCGGCAACCGGGGCAAAGTTGACGCTTGGCCTCACAACCCCGCTTATTCTCTTCGCTAAGTCAGCCTCTCGGGCCGCGTCCGAAGCGGACACTGCTTTTGCGCTGGTCCAGCAACGCATCCAGACGATGGGCACTGCGGCGGGCTATACCGCCGACCAGCTGGCCGCGATGGCGGGCAGCCTCATGGGCAAGTCGCTATACGATGATGATGCGATCATGAAAGACCTCACCGCGAACCTGCTGACCTATGGCCAGGTGCAAGGCAAAGTGTTCGCGGACGCGCAACAGGCGATTGTCGATCTTGCCGCAGCCAAGGGGCAGGACCTGCAAACCACTACCGATGCTGTTGGCAAGGCGTTGTCCAGCGCGAAGGGCGCAGCCGCGCTTTCGCGCACAGGAACGCTGCTACCCGCTGATATTGAGCGGGTTAAGCTGCTTTTCCAGCAGGGCAAGCAGCTAGAGGCCCAGCAATACATCATCGAGGCGATCAATAAGCAATATGGCGGATCGGCTGAGGTCTTGCGCAAGAAGAACCCGGCCGCAGCCGCTGCACTGGATGCCGCGCAGGCCATGGAGAAGGTTGGCAAAGCGGTCAATCGCATGATCGTCAAGCTGGCTCCGACCATCGAGCGGTTCGCCGATTGGATTAGCAGCCTGTCAGATGCGCAGCTTGACCTTGCCGTCAAGATCGGGATCGGCATGGCCGTCATAGGGCCGCTCATGTCCATCCTCGGGGGCCTGCGTGTCGCGTTTGGGCTTGTCATCGGCCCCATCGGCAGGGTGCTGGGGTTCTTTACGCGCTTCTCGGATGCTGGACGCCTCGGTATTGCTATCGGCTTCAAGATCAAGCGCGCGTTCATGCCGCTTATTAACCTATTCAAGCTTTTCAGCAGCGGGCTTCGTCTGCTGGCCTTCACCCCGTGGGGCCGTGCGATCTCGCTGCTGATCCTCGCTGGGACGCTGATCTATCAAAACTGGGATCAGATCGCACCGATATTTGCGGAACTTGGCGCGTTCATGTCCGAAATGTGGGCATCGGTGCAGCCCTTGATAACCGAACTTGTCGCCGCATTCGAGGGGCTTTGGCAGGCAATCAAGTCAGCAATCGCGCCGCTCGGTCCGCTGTTTATGGATCTATGGCAAGGCCCGGTCGGCACGGCGATCAAGGGGCTGGCTATGCTGGTCGGCGCTCTGCTGGTTGGCTCATTCAAAATCGCCGTCTTGATGATCACCGCAGCAGTGCGGGCTATCGTCGCTGCGGTCACGGCGATGGTCAACATTATCTCCGGCATCATCAACTTTTGGGTTGCCGTATTCAAAGGCGATTGGGCCGGGGCATGGCAGGCGGTTAAGGGCATCTTTTCCGCCGCTTGGAACGGCATCCTTGGCGTGCTGAATGGGATCATTCCCGGCATCACGGGCAAATTCGCGGCGGTCTACAATGCAGCAAAAACCTATCTAGTCGACAAGATAGGCGCAGTTTTCCAATGGTTCAGCACCAAATTGAGCCAGCTTACATCAGGCAACATCGGCGACTTCACTGGGCTATGGAATTCCGGCGCAGGTGGGAGCGGTATTGCGCCCTTGCCAACCCCGAGCAACAGCCCTGCGCCGTCTAAATTAGACGGTGGCCGCTATCGCACATCCATGAATAATAGCGGCAACGTGACGGTCAATGTGCAGGGCGGTTCTACCCCCGGCGCTACCGGCCGCGCCGTTGCTGGAGCGGTTAAGGGCACGCGGGGGCAGATGCTGGGGGCGGTGGCTTAGGGCTTTCGCTTGCGCGCGTCCCGGTCAATCTTACGGGCCATGCGATAGCCTTTCGGGTCTTTAGCCCAATCTGAAGCATCGACCATGCTATCACCTAGCTTCTGCAATTTCTTGCGCCTAACTTCAGAACGTTGTGCATCCGATAGCTTCACGGGTTTTGACATGAATGCGCCGAATAATGAGCGCCAGAAGCTCATACTACCTCCCCAAAAGCCCAAACCTTCCCCACGGCCTTTAGGAAGTCAACCCCTTGCGCGGCGGAAGGAATCAGTCACCAGCCAAATACCGCTCCGGCAGTTCGCCGCGATCCAGCATTTCCAGCAAGATCGAAGCTGGCCCGCTGATTGATCGCTGGCCTTTCTCCCATCGGTGGACCGTAGACAGGTCGGCAATCCTAAGCACCTTAGCCAGCCCGTCTAGTGACAGGCCAGCTTCGGAGCGGATGCGGCGGAGTTCTTCGGGGGTCAT